GGCGAGCACCTGGGCATTTGACGCAGGCACTATAGATATCTCGTGCCTGAGCACTGCCAACGTCTCGCTGGCCCAGTACGGCAAGAAGGCCACGCTCGCCATCTCTGGCGGCGGGCTGACCTTCTCCACAAAGGCGATCTGCGAGCGGGTGCAACTCTCGGGCAAAGTCAACGACATCGCACGGTATGCGGTGACGTTCAAAATCACGCCCGAATGAGGACACACGCATGACACTGACGGCAGAACAGATCCTGGCAGCAAACGATGCTTCCCTCCTCGAAGTGAAGGTCAAGGAGTGGGGCGGCAGCGTTTTCGTTCGCGTGATGAGCGTCTCGGAACGCGACGCCTACGAGCGCATGTGGATCGGCAAGAAGGAAACGGGCATCGAAAACTTCCGCACGGAGTATCTCCAGCGGGTGCTCTGCGACGAGAAGGGCAACCTTCTCTTCACGCGGGAGCAGATCGAGAAGCTCGGGCAGAAGTCGGCGGCCGTGATGACGCGGCTGTTTGATCGAGCCATGAAGCACAACGCGATGAGCGAAGCGGACGTGGAGGAGTTGGCAAAAAACTAAACGCCCGCCCGCTGCGACGGCTGCTGTTTCGGCTGGCGGGTCACTTAGGCATGACGGTCGGCGAGTTGTCCATGCGGATGGACAGCCGAGAACTCACGGAGTGGATTGCTTACACGAGGTATTTCGAGGCTATCCCTGACTCGTGGGCGGAAACGGGGTTGCTCGCCAGTGCGATCCTTGCCCCCTACGCCCAGAAGGGGAAGGCACCGCAGGCCAGCGATTTCATTCCGATTGAGAAGCCGCCGCAGCACACGGACCAGATGAAGGCGGAACTGCAAAAACTGTTAGGAACCCTTGGGCAATAGCAATGGCGACGATCCTCGGACTTGCGATGAAGGTGACGGCGGACGCTTCAAGCGTCCCGAAGTCGCTCACGCAGGCCGAGCGTGCGCTGAACAGTTTGCAGGCGCAGGTGGACCGGGCCACGAAGGTCTTCGCGCCGTTCACGGAAAGCTCTGCCGCAGCGGCTCGCGCCCAGGAGCAGTTTGCCGAGCGGTTCGCCAGGCTGGCGGATCAGTTGCAGGCGGACACAATCAAGCCGCAGGAATACGCGGCGGCGTTTGCCCAACTGACTGAAGAAGCCAAGAGGTCGGCCGAGGCGTTTGCGGAAGGCGTTCGCATCCAGAAGCAGTATGGCGACCAGGCGAAGGTGGTGGCCGACGAGATCGAGCGGCTCGTGGAACTTGAGCGGCTCGGGGCGATTGACCAGACGGCGCTGAATAACGCCGCCATCGCAAGGCTTGGCCTCGACAAGCAGACGGCAGACTCAGCGCGGGCCAGAGCCGACGCTGTTGCAGCCGCCGAACGCAAGCAGTCCGAGGCGTTTGCGGAAGCCCGCAGGACTGAGGAGCAGGCGGCCGCCCAAGCGAACCGCCAGCGGGCATTGCTGGAAGCCGAGGCGGATGCGATTCGCCAGCGGAACCTGACGGCCCAGGAGCGATTCGATCAAGAGGTCGGCCGCGCCAGAGTCTTGGAAGAGGCCGACCTGCTCACAAAGCAGGAGTTCAACCGCGAACTGCAACGCCAGGCCGACCTGTTCGCCGAGGCCACGATTGCCGCCAACAGGTCAGGCAAGGCGATCGAAGATGCTGGCAAGCAGGGGGTGCTGAAGTTCAACGAACTGACCGGCATCCTGTCGGCCCTGCCCGGCCCGATTGGCAATGTGGCCGGTCGGCTCTCGGGTCTCGCGTCGGCTGGCGAGGGCTTGGCGAGAGTGTTCTCGGGCGGCCTTCAAAACGGCCTCGCCAGCATCGGTGCCAGCGTGGCAGGGCTCGTCAATCCGTTCACCGCCGGGGCGGCTGCGTTCGCGGCGCTGGGTGCCGGGGCCGTGGCGGCTGGCCGCAACCTCGTGCAACTCGAAGGCGAGGTCGAGCGGCTGGGGCAGTTGGCGGATCGCGTCGGCGTTTCCTTCTCGTTCATCCAAGTGCTTGAAGCGGCGGCCCTGCAAACCGGCACCAGCGTCGAGCAGTTGGGCGGCGGGTTCACCCGGTTCCTGCGTGCGGTGAACGAGGCCCGCGACGGCACGAAGTCGGCCGTCGAGGCGTTCAAGAACCTGCGGATCAGCACCGACGCCGTTCGCGACGGCAACCCGGAGACGCTCTTCCAGCAGGCGGCGCAGGCGTTGGCGCAGATGCCAGACCCCGCCCAGCGCACGGCCACCGCGATGGCCCTCTTTGGCAAGAGCGGGGCCGAGCTTCTGCCGGTCATCAAGCAACTCGGGACGGCCGCAAGCGATCTGGAACGGCTCGGCGGTGCCCTCACGGAACAGCAGCGGGCCGACATCGACTCCTTCGGCGACGCGATGGACCGCGTGGGTGTCGCATCGCAGGGGCTCTACCGTCAGATCACGGCCAACTTCGCCGGGATCGGCACAGCCATTGCCAACTCCACGGCCGAGTCGATTGGCGGCATCAACCGGCTCATCAGAGCGCTCGACGATACGGCGAGCGACCGGACCTTCCTCGGCTTCCAGAAGACGCAGGCGAGGCTCCAAGCCGACGCCGAACTACTCAAGCAACGCAACGACGCCATTCAGGAATCGCAGCGGCTGGCCTCGAATGAAGCCCTCGCGGAGTTCATCGGGAAGCTCGACCAATCGCTCGACGGAGCCATCAATCTTTCCGGCGAGATCGCCAAGGCCCAAGAGCAGGCGGCCGCGTTTGGCAATGACGGCTCCAAGGCCGTGCAGGCTCTCGTGAAGTCGCTCGAGGACGTGGCGGCTGCCGCCGAGGACGCTGGCCTCTCGCAGGAGCAGTTGACGGCGGCACAGAAGAACGCGCTGACCGACTTCGGCAAGCGGATCGAGGCGCTTCGCGAGGAGGCCGACATTCGCACAAAGGCCGCCGAGGAGGCCCGCAAGGCGACCGAGCAAGAGAACGCCGCCGCCACCAAGGCCGTCGAGTCGGTGCGGGCTCAACTCGCCATCGCCATCGAAGACTCGGCCCGGTTCGGCCAGGCCGGATTCGACGCGGCCCTGAAGTACCAGAACGCGATCGGCGAACTTGAACAGCAGTTTGGCAAGCGGATCATCAACGAAGCCACGCTCAAGCAAAACGCCGCAGCGGCAGCCGCCGAGTACCAGAAGCAAGTCGATGCGTTCACCAAGATCGAGCAGTTGCAGCGGAACATCGCCGCCGCCGACGAGCAGCGACTTGCCCAACTGGTGGCCGCGCAGCGGGAGACGAAGCAGGTCGAGACCGATCTGGAGTTTGTCCTGCGGCAGCAGAAGCAACTCGTCGAAGAGATCGCCGATGCCCGCGAGCGCGGTGCCGTCATGGCCGCCGACGCCGCGACGGCCCGGCTGGCCCAACTCGACCAGATCCAGGCCAAGCTCGAAGAGCAGGAGCAGGCTCTTGAGCAGGGCTTCGGCGACGGGTTCGCCAAGGCGTTTGAAGCCACAGACAAGACCATCGACGGCCTTATTGAAAAGGCGACGCAGTTCGGCAACGTCGGGGCGCTCGCGGCGCAGGCTCTTGAGCAAGGCGTCGCCCGCGCCCAGCAGCAGGCAAGCGCGGGAATTCTGACCGCCGAGACGTACCAGCGCGAGGTGAACCAGCAGCAGGAGTTGTTCAATCAGCGGCTGGCCGCTGCCCAGCGGGTTGAAGACTTCCTCGCTTCCAAGATCGACGAACGGCAGAAAGCCGAACTGGAAGCCGTCAAGCAACTTGAGGAACGGAAGAAACAGGCGGCGGTCAATATCCAAGCACTTGAGGCTCGGATTCAGACCGAGCAGAAGGCGATTGAGGAAGCCCGCGACAAGGGGCGGCTCAAGGACGCTCGCGCCGGGGTGGAGCGCGTCAAGCAGCTGGAGCAAGCCCGCCGCCTCGAGCAGGGCATCGTGGACGGCCGCCAGCAGGCCAACCGCCAGCAGGCCCAGCAGTTGCAACAGGGCCAGACGGCCGCCCAGCAATTCCAATCGCTCGTCGCCCGCCAGAACGACGCCTTCCTGCAAGGCTTCCAGAACGCCTACGCCGGGGCCAACAACGCCTTGGCCCAGAGTGCCCGCGTCGCGGAGGAGCAGGCCCGCCGGATGGAGGCGCTGACGCGGCCCACGACCGCCAGCGCGAACGTCGCCGACATTCGCACGGCCGAGGGGCAGGCGTTGGTTCAGGACGTTGCCGCGCAGGCTCAAGACCAGGCGCTGATCGAGGCCCGCCTTCAGACCAAGCAGTTAAACGTAATCGCCCGTGGCATCACGCAGGCGGCGGCCAACTACTTCAATTCTCCCGTCGCGATTGTCGGCGGGGCTCGCATGGGGTGACGCATGGGTATTGTTTCCGTCAAAGAGCTCGGCCGAACGTTTGAGCAGGAAATCAAGAAGTTTCCGACTGCGCGTCGCCGCTGGGTGTGCGTGCTCTCCGATGACACGACGGTGGGCAATCCCACATCGGAAAGCACCGTCTTGGCGGCTACGGCGGGGGGCGCGTGGGGCACGCGGCATCCGACGTTCCCCGATTTCCGGCTCCGCAAGGTCTCGATGAACGAGGGCTTTGAGGGCTCGCCCTATCACGTCGAGGTCATCGCTGAATACGGCACGATCACTGACGAAGATATGCTCTCGCCGACTGCCCGCCCGGCGGTGTGGGGTGCCGAGGCTCGCAGCGGACAAGTGCCTGCGTTGTTTTTTTACGACAACGGCGTGGCATATCCGCTCACCAACTCGGCATTCGACTTCTTCCCCGGCCTGACCACCGACGAGTCGATGGTGTCGATCAAGGTCACGCAAAACTTTGGGGGCTGGCCAAATTCGTGGTTTGGCGTGATGAATCACGTCAACAGTTCGTCTTATTTCGGTGGCCCGCCGGGCACGATCAAGGTGGCGAGCGTCAATGTGTCATA